GTATAAATTGAAATATCTATTATTTAGCACCTAGTGCTGCCATTGTAATATAGTTGGTATATGTATTATTTTAAACTACTCCATTTTGAAATAATTGATATTGCTTGCTTTTATTTTGTGTATTTTGTATTGTTTATCTCGTTTCAACACTTTTTATTGCCAAATTATTGCCACAGGATATGCCACCCATCACACTGCCTACTTTATCAAGTATCCGTCTTTATCAAATTCATATGTCTTGCCGTCAATGACCTGCTTACCAGTCATACAATAGCCTTTTGAATTGAAGTAAAACCAATTGTTATTGTATTTTAACCAACCTGTAGCCATTTCTCCATCTTTGTCTGGTTTTAAATAAAACCACTTGGATCCTGACTTTAGCCAGCCGGTTAATCTCTTTCCTTTATCGTAATAGTACCACTTGCCATTTTCTTCAGTCCATCCTGACTTAGGGACTACCCTTTGAGTGGTCTGCTCAACGTCTTCTATGGTGCTATCAGGAGCCTTACCTAAAAGACCATAAGCTATTGCCTGGGCCATTTTCTTAAAGCCTAACTTCTTGGCTAGATCTGAGTCCTCTTTATTATCACAGAAGAAAGACTCCACAAGCACGGCCGTTGGCTTGGTGTCGTTTATCATATATAGCTGTCCAGTTTTTGTACCACGATTGGTAAAACCTAGACTACTGATATTCTTACATATCTGATTAGCTATAGCGTAGCCCTTTTTATCCCCTGGATAGTGGAATACTTCAACTCCATGTCCTGCACCATCTGCAGCATTTAAATGCAGTTCGCAAACAAGATCATACTTGCCTGAATTTGCCATTGGGATTTTATAGCTATATTCACTTCTTTTACTTGGGAATACTCCTTCAGGACAAACTATCACATCACACTTATGCCCTAGTAATTCTAAAATCCTCTTAATATACGGGGCTAGCTCCTTATTATACCTATACTCGTGCGTATATCCACTTGCACTAGTGCACACACCACTTTTTAAAATGGAATGACCCACTGATAAAAATAGTCTCATATCTTGCCTCACTTTCTAAAATGAAAAGGTGGCCGTAAAGACCACCCTTAAAAAATTAATCGCCCAAACCCTTACTTGTAGGATTTATAAATACTCCCAATACTGCCATAGCTGTAGTACCCAGCAGGAATGGGTTAGATACTGTCTTTAGTATCAAGTCCCCTACACTGGCCCAAGTAGTTAGTGAGCTGGCTTCTACCTGCAGTGAAGTAAGGAGTATACCACCAATACCTACCCAAAACCATGGATTCTTATATCTTTCTACATTGTTTGATTTTTTTTCTATGCTGTTTTCAATTCTACTCATGCCAGTCTCCTTTATGTTTTTTAAATTCCTCATACTTACATTTTCTTTTTTCAAGCACTGTTATCCTCATGCCGTGCCTTACTATATCTGTTTTAATCGCGTCCAGTTCCTGCGTATGTTCCTTTAGTGAATCACCATGTAGTACTATATCCTTTGTTTGACTCTCAATAGTTGAGTTAAGCTTGACTATGCTAGAGTTTAATTTAAGCATTGGACTCACAAAAGCTATTAGAACAGGAACCCCCACTACTACGCTATATACGAATTCCTGATTTGTCATATATCACCTCGAAATTTTCAAAAAAAATGGGTAGTTTACAGACTTACCCAGGTCCGTGCAAATACCTTAAACTTACTAGCCTATTCCACCACTAGCTCTTCAAGGTCCATAGCTACCAATAGGGCCTTAACCTTAGCCTTAAGGAACTGTGGTACCTGCTTAAAAGTTCTTACTCCTGCTATAATGCAAGTAACATAACACATTGCCATATCCATCTCACCACCTTTCATTGATAAATTTATGCAATAAAAAAAGAACCTAATATTATTGACAAGATTCTTCATACATATCACTCCTATTCTTCTTTAAGTAGCCTTTCTACTTCCCTTTTAAGATAGTCTGGTACGTCTTCTATTGTCCTCTTCCCATTCTTTATTAGATATACATATAACTTTGCTAATGCACTCATTTAATTACCCCCTGCCTTCATTTCCATTAGTTCAACTATTGCTGTAGACAGCTCTAGTTTATCTTTTTCAATATTTTCCACTATTTCGGCTATTGCTGTAGCATACTCAAGCCTAACCTTATCTGACTCTTCTTTTATTAACTCCTCCATGGTCTTAGGCGGCTCTCCAGGCTCGCCAGTATCATAGTCTATCCACTCAAATACTAGCTTATGCGGTTGACTAGATATATCTACCTTAAAAGAGTTTGCCTTGTGTTCTGCCAGTAGCTTGCCTAGTTCTCCATACTCAAGCTTTAGGCATCCTATTGAGTCTTTTGCATATTCTTTAAGAAGTATATAGTTGTCATAGTCTTCATCAAAACTAGACTCTACTATATCTCCTCTTACATCCCCTTGATGTAGCACAACATTTCCTGTATTTTTTAAGTAATATATTTTTGCACCTATTTCATTAATCATGCTTTACCCCCTAGTCAAAAGCAATCCAGTTAATCGTGGACCTAGATTCAAGTAAAGATGCATTCCCTACTCTATCCTCTACACATAAAAATGTAATTGGACCTGTTTTGTACGAATTTACGTCTAAATAATTTCCGCTATAGTCGTTCATTCCAAGATCGCCATATATTCCACATCTAAAATAAATATTTTTCCCTCCGGTAACTACACTTATTACATTGCTTATTTGACTCCTTATTTTGTTAAGCATTTGCATGTCATCGCCACGAGCCGTATATAAACAAGGTGTTCCGGCTAAATGATAAAGGACAATTAAACTAGGTTTAAATCTTAATTGAGGTAGTTGGATAAAAAACTTTTTCTCTTTATCTCTATATGTAGCTGAAGAATCCCCATACAATTGGGATGTTCCAGCCACCCACCTCTTCCTAGTTCTTTTAATTTCTTGTATGCAGTCTACAATATCAAGAAACTTAGTAGGTGATAAATTATCATCTTTCTTGATTTCAGTTATTATGTCGTCGAGGGCTGTTTGATACTCAAGCCCTAACTGTTCAGTTCTTTCAACTTCTCTTTTATAGGTTGTCAACCACTTCAACCCCCTTCAGCAACTTTTCTAGCTTTGTATTGGCCGCCTCATGCCTATCAACATAGATACCTAAATTCTTGCTATATTCGTCAACACTGGCCTTATACTCTTTCATAGTATTTACTATTTCGGTATCCTTATCTTTTAGCTCTTTAAGGACTTTATCAAGGGTCTTATTTGCCCATGTTGTGACTTTTACTTTTAAGTCTGTTAGCTCTATAGAGCCTAGCTTTTTCCATACATATTTTATATAGTTGGTTAGTGATTTTTCACTGCTGACCTCTGAATCTTCATTGTATCCTTCCATATTTACTGAACTTACCTTACCAATAGAGTCATCAAGTAAAGTGAAGTTCTCCATGATAGGGTCTATGTCGTATATATTATCGTTGGTTATTTTATTTAACCTGTTTTTGTCCGTTTTATTGTATCCTTCCATTAAGTTAAATGCACCCCATTTCTTACATCTTTCCAAGTTAAGCCTTTAGCCTTATACCACTTAGCTGGCTTGCCATATTCCTTAGTATCACCCCAAGTAATGTATTTGAATTCAAAGTCATAATTTAAGTGCGCCGGCTTAAGCTTGTCTATGATTTTTCTTATCTCACTTATTTTTTTTGGCACACCTATTATTCCTACAAATTTTATTGTAAATGCATACCTATCATAGTGCTCTATAACATCACACGTACCATTAGAGTAGCTCTCAACTATGTTCTTAATTACTTCTACAGTAGTAGTTTCCTTAGCCTTCAGAGAAGCTAATATATTACTCCTAATGATATCTATAGGCAAATCAGCATCATAGTCTATCCCTGCAAACTTGCACCACATAGGTAGGGAAAAAGTAGCGGATTCTATAAAAAATTCACTTACTAAAACATCTATACTTAGTTCAAGCTCTTCTAACTGATATCCATAGGCTGTGAATATTTCTTCTGTAGTAGTATTTATTAAATGATCAGGATATAAATCAATTAATTTAAACATTAGTCAATCACTCCCTTAGTAAGTGTTATGTTGCCAACTGCCCCCACCTGGTCAGTTACTAGTTTTATATTTCTTGTAGCACCATTTATTGTTAAATTAGAGAAGTCTATGACCCCCTCAGTGCTTACCAGAAGCCCTGCTACTTTAGTGTAGGTGATTTCCTTCACTGACTTAACTAGGTAGTCATCTAAGACTTGTATAAAGCCTTCCTTCACCTGATCAAGTGTGTAGTTATCGTCAACCTCTACAGTAGCTGATATATTAATATCCAGTATAGTGGGTGTAGTTACTGTTACGCTTGCACCTATAGGCCTTTTAACTTCAATGTATTTCTTTGTAGCTTCCACCACTTCAGGTGCTACATTTCTATTATTCTTACTCATGACAATTACTTTTACAGTTCCATTACCATTCCAAAGCGGAACAACCTTGACATTCTTAACCCCATCTACTGACAGGGCCCAGTTGATGTAGTCATCTACATTTCCTGATGTTCCTTTGTGGGCCTGTAGATAAAAGAATCTTTCCTTTAACTCGTCATCAGTTTCAGGATCTACACCCCCCTCAAGCGCACCTACACTTCTTATGGATGTGATTTTGTCGTTTTCTGGGCTTACTAGTGTAAAGTCTACTGTGGATACGCTATTTACACTTGCACCAACACCCATAGATCTTATATATAAAGTCACTCCATTTTCATCATTAATCCTACCATCTTGATTATCTAGCACTTCATACTTATTTCCAAAGGCGCTTATAACGGCCCCAGAAGGGATTTCTTGACCAACTTCACCAATAAATAATGCTTGTCCTACTGATTCTTTTCCTTCTTTTCTATAGACCCCAAATTCCTGGACTCTCTTATCTAAGTTATCCCCATAACTATCTTTTATAAAGGCTATATTAAGGAGCTTATCAAGTACTGTATAAATACTAGCATGTGCCAGTGCAATGGAACTGAACATACTGTCTAGTATAGACCCCTCATTTTTAGCAATGGGGAGCTCTGTGCCTATTAGCATCTCATTTTTTAAATTTAAGTGCGTTTTATCTTCAAACATCTATATCAATCCCCCCATATATGCTTTTTACTTTAATTTTTATGTGTAAATCATCACCATTGAAGGTTATCCCATTATTTTCAACATCATTGATATAAGGATTTATAAGCAAAGCCTCTTTTATGAATCTAAAAGCCTCCGATTCAGTTAGTCCTCTGCTGAATTTCTGACCTATCAGGGTATTTAATTCTGTACCATAGTCCCAAGAGTATATCTCATGGTTAAATCTAATTGTTTTGATAGCCATATATATCCATACCTTAAGCGCCTCTGCACCTTCAACCACCTTGAACTCTTTTGTATCTTCATCAATTATGAAGTCATCTCTGTCAAAGTCGTATGCCAACTCTTTTAAAAGTGGTAACTCACTATTAGGTGTATAATTATAGTCTTCAGGCACTCCTATGAAGGGAAATATATCCTTTTTATCTTCCACTACCTCACCACCTTATCTAGAATCGTTACAGTGGAATCGTCACAATTAATAATCACAACGTCACCAGCTTTTATACCACCTAAATCTACCAAGTGTGAATGTCCACCATTTACACTTGTCATTAAGCCGTTTGCTAAAGCATAAGCCCATGATGTGTATCTTATCTGCACTGTTTCAATCTCAAAGTCATTATATTTTAGTCTTGTTTTTGGGTAACTGTTAATCACCTCTGCAAACTGAATAGAAGGTGTGTGGCTTCGCATACCTTCTGCATTCATTATTCCCAACAATTCATGTTCGTATGACATCTACCAACACCTCCTTATTTCAGTCCAACTTCCCCTTCTAACTCTTGTTTTTGTGATCGGTGAACCTTCTGGACCACCGTTATGGATTACCATTCCATTACCTATATATAGCATCACGTGTCGGCCACTACCACTTGCTGAAGACTGTGTTATTATTAAGTCTCCAGGAAGTGCCTGAGCCAGTGATGGTATCTTCTTCCCATTGTGTAACTGCGCTGATGTGGACCCACCAATAGTTATCCCCGCTGCTTTATGGCATGCGTACACAAATCCACTACAGTCTGAATTGTAGATACTCTTACCGCCCCAGGTATATCTTCCTTTACCTACCATACTTTCAGCTACTTGTAGTATTTTTCTTTGTCTATCATTTCCACCACTTCCTGAAGTACTACTTGATACAAGCCTGCTATTAGCTTCTTCATCTGAAGCTACGCCAGTGCCAAGGTTGGAGTCAGTCCAATCTTTACCAGTATGCTGTTTGTACCATGTTTTTACCTGCCTAATATATCCAGCAGTATCATTACCATCACTTACTGGCGCCCACGTAGAAATTATCTGGTCAAACTTCCTACCCTTCTTATTCACATGTGATATGCCTATGAAGTGGAACCCTCTTCTAATTCCTTCTTCTACTGATGAGTAACTACCAAATGACTTGTATTTCTTGATATTTTTGTCAGGATCCTTGATTCCAAAGAAGTTAAAATGATTAACTGCAAGATTAGAATCAAACTTTTCTCCGCATTCCATTCTAGCCACCAAGGCAACCATCATAGGATTAACTTTATACATATTTCCATACTTAATAAATAGGTCCCCCTTACCTGCAAGCGGACCTTTTAATAATTTATTTATCATGTCAGCTGTGATTCCATGTCCCCAGTCAAGTGCTTTTCCTTCACCACTGGATGCCTTTGATTCATCCTTTCCTGCTGACTTTTCATCCATGATATTATCAAAATTAAGCTCTAAATCTATGGAGTATTTTCCACCTATCCAGGAATGTTTATCCTTGTCAATGTAGAAGTCACCTATTAGGCCAGTGTGTGAGTCTTTAACCTGGACCTTATATCCACTCTTACAGGTAATATCACCATATCCGTGCAGGTCACAAGTCCGATCTAATCCATGAAAGGCTGCATCTATATCTTCTGTCTTTCCATCTTTTTTCTGTTCAATAACTTTTGATACGGTGTGATATAACTTCCTGAATTCCTTATTGGTCTTCACCTGAAGCTTGTTACCCTGTTCATCCACTACCAGGACCCTGTTGACTACATTGGCTACAGACTCCTTATAAGAACTGTATTCTATATTTTTATCCTGCTCAAATACAACTCTAAGCTTAACTTCGCCCTTTTCTATTACATTAAACTTATCTATATCAACATCTATCATGTATTTCTTCTTACTAGTATTAGAGTGCTCTGTGTAGGCTGTCATGATGGCATCATATCTTGATACACCAACAAACATCTTGGTTATCTTGCTATCTCCCTTAGCAATTTTCCCTACTGGTAACTTCATCTGGCCATCTTTTCCAGCAAACACTGTCTTAGCAATTTCAGAAGCTGATTTATTTACAAAATTATAGCTTACTTCATCTTTGTGCAGCACATATCCTATATCATAGGCAGTAACTCTTATGCCATTATTACTACTGGCTTTTTCAACTTCTATGATATTACCCCTGAATATTTCCTTGCCACCTACATAAAAGCAACAAGTAGAATTAGCACTAAGCCCAATGCTTTTTACCTTTTCATCATTAACCGCCTGGATAAACTCAAAGTTTAGCTCTCTATAAGGGCTTTTAATACTACCACTCCACGATACATTGGTAACTATATCCGTAAGCCTGTAGAAGCTTCCACCACCCCTTATATGGACTATTAAGTCTATATCTTCCATCTTATAAGTAGTCATTATGGAATCACCAACTTCCAATCACTGTAGATAACATTTGATTTCTTCAGACTAGGATACCTTTTAAGATTTTCTGCATTAGTTGTAATCTTCTTGTACTTGCTGCCATCTCCGTAGTATTTCTGTGCTATCAAGTATAGGTACTCTCCATGCTTAACCGTGTGGGCCCTTCCTGAAGTCTGCTTGCTTAAGTCTATGGTAGGTTTATTCCTTGAGTAGACCTTGTTAGGGATAGGATTTTTAGGATTTCCACTAACCGGACCAGGTTGCCATGCAGGTATGTTTATATCCTCGTCTTCCTTAAGGTCTAGAGTATAGTACACATCACCACTAGAGTCTCTCTCACTAAATTCAAAGTGAGATATCCTAACTGGCATATTAATAGAAGTGCCAGTAACTATATACCTAAGCCTTGTACCCTCTCTACACCACTTTTCAAGCTTATTAACATAGCTATATGGGTCTCCACTACCTGTGGCAAAGTGATAGTTTGCCCCTTCATGAGGGAAAAAACATGATATAGACATGGCGGAAGGCTCATATCCATTATAGATATTCACCTTCCCCTTTTTAACTATGCTTTCAGCACTTATATCAGCATTAACAATCTTGTTAAATTCAGATGGTACAACTGGCAGCCTTAGATTATCCCCATCTCCATTTAAGTATATCTCTACCAATTACACCACCCCCTGTGCTAATTTAAGCTTCTTAACAATCTTACCTATCATTAAATCAATGTCGGCTTCTTCTCTTACAGTAATTCCATTTAGGTTTATTACTATACCATTGTTACTACCTCTGTTCTCATAGTCATTGGCCTCTCTCTTAGTCAAGACTTTTTCGCCCTGATGTAGATTAGCTGGGTAATTGTCATATGGCACACGAGGTAGACCAAATGCATGACTATATTGTGTCGGTCTAGTATTCACTGGACCGCTTCCACCAGAAGGGTCACCACCAACACCAAAATCAACTGTTGGTATCTTAGGTATTTTCTTTTCAAACCAGTTACACATATCAGTCCATGCATTTTGAACAGCTCTTATAGAGTCTGTGATAAATTTTATAGTTTTATTTATTTCTGTGAGAATTGGGATTATTACCTTGTTTGCAAACTCTAATTTAAGCTGCATAAGGGCCCATTTCTTTTCCCAGTCAGACGCCAACAACTTAATTACGTCTCTTACAAAATTGGGATTTTCTTTAAGGAATTTAAATACATCTTCAGCAACATGCTTGAAAAATTGAAATACATCCCCCATACCTTCAAATGCACCATTAACTTGTTGGCCAAATACATTTATTGCCTCTTGGGCTTCAGGTGAGTTAGTAATTATATGATTATATACCTCATCTAGCATATCCGTTATTGGCTTGGCTGCAATTTGTAATTTGCTAAAATCAATACCGCCAAAATTGGTTACATCCATTAATCTCCATAACCCACCGATTGCCTCTTCCGCCTTCGTGTAGATTCCCGAGAAAAAACTTTTAACATTCTCACTGTCAAATATCTTTTGCATTCTCTCATACATTGGAGTATATACCTTAGCTTCAAGTAGATTATTGGCCATCACCCATGCATCCTTGAAATTCATAGGTATATTTTGGAACTCTTTATTAACTTCATCTGAATGCTTAAGAATTGCGCGTTTAACAAGGTCAGCAGTAAGAAGCCCCTTCTTACCAGCTTCTTTTATTCCTGTACCAACTTCCTTTTCAATCATCTTGGCCATTAGTGGTGCATTTTCTCTGACTGACCTAAGCTCATCCCCTTGTAGCGTTCCACTGGCAAGACCTTGGTTTAGCTGATACATTGCTGCACTAGCTTCCTCGTTTGATGACCCACCTTTTCTAAATGACTGCATGGCAGTCTGATAAAACTTAGCTGCTTCATCCGGCTTACCGCCAAACACATCTGGGGACATCTGCATTAGCTTAGTCATTCCATTTCTTACATCTGATAAGTTAGATCTAGAGTTTCTTGCTACCCCTTGGGCTAATTTATCATAGTCTCCCAAGGTCAACTTGCCTTTATCAAGAGAGTTAACTCTAGCCTTATAATCAGAATAGTTGTTATAGCCCTCTACGGTGACCTTAATAACTTTATCCTTAAGGCTTGCTAGACCTTGCTGAATCTTTTGTATGCCCCATGCGGTCATATCATGAAGGAATACCTTGACATCATCTTTCGCCTTCTTAGCAAGTACACCAACAGCCATTGTTACTGCAGCCAATACCGCAAGTGCTGGATGTTTGCCAAGTAGTTTTAGCGGAACTTTAGCCATAGGACCTAATTTGCCTAACTGACCACTTATGCTACTCAATCCCTTAGATGCCAGGTCTTTTATCTCAACTGGTATCTTGTTAGATTTTTTCAATCCCTCAACAAATGATTTCATCTTCTTAGATACACCTTCAACCTGCTTATTAGCATCTTTTGCATCCAATTTTAGCTTTTTATTGCCTTTCAGACTCTTGTCAAAGTCCTTCTGTGCCTTGGCTACTTCCTTAGTCTCTTTCTGAAACTTCTTAAGTTCTGCCTGCATTCTTTTAAGCTCTTTTGTCATCAAGTCTTCAGCCTTAAATCTAGCTTTCAACTCTGTTGTATTTGTTGCCATTTTTTACCCCCTTTCTCCCATAAAAGGGCAAAATTGATTTTGTTTATCTTCAAGCCTATCTTCTATTTCCTTAAATAAAAAGGCCTTCATCATTCGATATTCTCCAATATCTGTTTTTTTCTTTTGGTAAACTTCGGATGGAGTCAGATGTGCGTACTTCCAGAAGTAGTAGAAAGTACGCAGTTCATCATCCACCTCTATTAGTTTTTTATTTCATCTTCCTTGGGAACATTATTGATTAAGTTATCATAAGCCATGAATAGTGTATCTATCTCGTCCGGTGTAAGAAGCACTAGTACCAGGTCAGTAGGAGTACCCACTTTAAACTTGCTTATCAGCTCTGTATTCTTAAATAAGGCTTCCCCTTTGTAGAATATCGAATAAACAAGAGTAAGTAGCTTCCTCTTCCTGTTATTTTCTGCCATTTGTAGCTTGCCTTTATCGGCCATCTTAAGCTTATAGCCATAGTCTTCTAATTCTGCTTCCTGCTCCAGGCTCATTCTACGCATCTCCACTATGAATGGCTGTCCAAACATAGTAGATAGGCTACTTATCTCTATTTCTTCCTTCTTGACAAGGAAGTCATCCCTGTCTTTGCTTAGTAGTAGATCAATTAAATTAACATTCTTTTCACTCATAACTATCTCCTTATATCAAATCTATTGGCTCAAAATCATCAAATGTAAATGGTGCTTCCACCTTGCCTACTTCTCCATTTTTAAAGTCAGCAAGTGTTAGGTCGTCAAACTGTACACCCTTATACCTAATTCTTTCAGCTCCTACATTGTCTGGGTCATCTAACTTAGATATAGCTTCAAATGATATAGTCTTCTGTTCTTTCATCCTAAGTCCTATTAGCTTAGTCATTCTTGATGATACCTTAGTCATTGTGCAAGATCCTTTGCCTTCTGCTCCAGTAGTCTTGTGCGCATCCATCATCTTCCTTGGCCTAGGCACTGCTGCCTTTTTAAAGTCTATCTTGGCTTGGAAGCCTTCAAGCTCTGCTACATACTCACCATCAAGCCATAGCTCACCAAATGTACCACTTATACCATCAGTACCTAATATTTCTTTTATCTGTTCCTTGTTTGTATCTGCCATTATTTAGCCCCCTTTTAAACGTTAATATTAATGTAGAAGTCTTCCATAGCGTCTACACCCTTTAGCTTGATGAATAGGAACACCTTAGATCTAGTATTAGCTTCCTTAAGTTCCTGCTCTGACATTGCATCTACATCTGCCCCCATTTCCTTCAGATATTTCTTCTGTGCATCTAAATCAATACCAACACTGTGTCCTCTTTCAATTATTCCATCTCTTGCCAGGTCTTCTAAGAAGTTGCTAATCTCTGCTATAAGCAGGCACTTATTATCGTAGTTATTGGCTACTTTACCCACATAATAGTTGGATATCGACTTCTTAATGGAGTTATTGATGAACTTATAAGTTCTTACAAGCTTTATCTTCTTGAATGACTCCCCTTCATTGCCTGTAGGTGTTGTAAGTGATGTAACACCTCTTGCAATCTTGATGTTGCCACCCTCTTTTGTCAAAATCAACTTACCGCCATCAATTAGCTGATTTTTTTCTTCCTTGGTCTTCTTAGGAATAGCGCTAATAAATGGTACATTAGCATGCGTTATCGACTGTGTAAGCGGTGTTCCTGCACATAACCCACATATAAAGGGCAATAGCTTAGTGGCTGTATAAGTTACATCACCTTCCTTAATGTCTTCAGTCGCAAACTCTATGACATCACTAGAGTTTGAAGGCTTAGTAGTTGTGATTACCAGATTGGCGTCATAGCCTACATCAGGTAACTTCTTTGTGATGAACTCAATCAACTTAGGGTTATCTGTCTGGTCTGTAGCTTCAGGCATGCACAAATAGTTAAACTCATAATTTTCAAGAATATCCAGTGCATTATCTAGTGTGTCTGCCCCATTTATCGCGTATACTATTAACTTAGTAGGTGTGAAATTTCTTTCTTCAAGAACTCCACCAACTCTTACATCCTGCACATTGCCTATTAGGGCCTGCTTCATGTAAGTAAGATTTTCTGCCTTAAACTTAGCACCTTCTAGGTCTTCTAGTGAAGTGTACTCAGATAGGCCCTTGGCAGTACCATCTTTTAGGATTAGGCACACAACTCCAGTGCTGGCCCCCTCTAAGGCTTTTCTCTTTATCTCTTTAAATACAATTTTAAGCTCTGTTAAGCCCATATATTATACCTTCCTTCCTCTTCTTCTTCTTCTCAATCTATCCCCATACCTGATATTAACTTCCTCTAATAGATCAAATTTATCTTGGACCTCAATACTGATGTTATTATTAATCTCTTTCATAACATATTCATCTACCTTATCAAAATAAACTTGTTCATGATAGCTTACTGATATACTAAAATGTAGGGTGTGTCCCACTTCATCTTTTAATATCAAGCCGTCTATCCCAGATATGTGAATATATCTTCTTCCAACTTTTATGCTCCTTGTAAATGTCCTTTCCATTAGGTCTTTTAGGTCATATAAGCTAGCCTTAGCAGTCTTGCTGCCGTTGCCTGGAAAATACCTTATGTCAATTACAAGGCTTTTTTTATTGAAGTGTAAATTTACTGACTCTGAATCTGATGTGTTTACATCAATAAAAAAGCAGCTACCCTTATCTAGGTATAACTGCAGTTGTTCGTCATCATCTGTAATTTTACACTTATATTCAGTATCTTTGATGGCATCATAGATCATATTCGATACTGACTTTATTAGATCGTTTACTTTAATCATTATCTACCACCCATCAAATCATCTAATATCTTCTTTCCCTCTTTGTCTAATGTGGTTTTTCCCTTCTTCATTGCGTTTCTAAGCATGAATTTACCTGGTACGAATAGTATTTTACCCCCATCACTTCGTACAGCCTTACGTCGCTTTCTAGATACTGAAAGACCCATACCTGCCCTGGTTCTATGTCCATACTCAACATCCCAGGCATAATACTCACCTTTGGATTGGGCATCATTATAGATTTCAACTTCTTTACCTAAATCTCTGACCTTCCAACTCCTTCTAAGAGTCCCTGCTGTCATTGCCCTAGGGTCCTTATTGACCGGGGTATTCTCTATAACATCCCTTAATACTTCACTGGCTACCTTCGTCTTTAGCCTATTGAATTCTTCAGGAACCTTCTTTTCAATGGTATCTATCCTATTTATAAGGTCATCTAGACCCTCAAATTCAAAACTCATTACTGTCTCTCCTTTAGGGTTACTGGTATTTCAAGGTGTGACGGCCACTTAAATGGTATACCTGCAACACACTCATAACTTCTACCTAAGTGGATTATAGATAGCATATCGCCTTCCACCACATCCACTTCAGGCCTTGTATATACAATATAATCAATTACAAGTGTTTCATCATGATATCCCGTATTGGCCTTATCAAGCTCACAAGCCACATTAGATTTAATTGTTTTCTTCTGCATAGTAGTAAGATGTGAATCACTATCCTCTACCTCTACATGCCTGATAATATCCATCCTGTCATGGTAGGTACTAGCTAATATATCTGATTCTCTCACTTAGTTACCCCCATTCATCTTAATAGTTCCCAGCTTCTTGAACCTAACAAGGTGCTTCTTATATTTAGCGATTAAATCATCAATAGATGTTATCTTGGTATTAGCACCTACATTGTACTCAATCTTGGTATTTCCTCTGGTAATAGCCTTCACTTCGCCAGTATTTTGGTTATCTTGGCCACCGCTTGACAATGCCTTGTTATATTCGCTTAGCATTTCAACTATTACAAGTTCTAAGTCAGCTGGAATATCATCCCTGTTACAGAAGTTCTTAATCTTTTGAATAAGGATATCAAGAACGAGAGATATTGTACTCTCATTCTCTAATGTATCCTTACCTAATAAGATTTTGAGTTTTGATATAATTCTCTCGTTCATTCTATCACCTTCCTATACTATGCGCCCTTTACTTTGCAAGTGAAGTTTACAAGTGCCTTAGGCTCAATTACCTTAGTACCATATACAAATAGCCCTTTAACCGCATCAGCAAAAGTCTTTTCAGGTCTGTAAGATTCTATTTCTGTAATCTGGCCCGCATAAGTTATGGCCTGTTCTGTACCTGCCATGATAGAGTACTTATTAGCAGCCACTGGTACATTATTTGACATTCTTAGCGTGAAGCCTGCTACATCTGCCCCATCAATTACACCATTAGCTAACACCTTAAAGTCCTTAGTAAATCTTGGGTCCTTAGATAACATGCCTAGGTACCAAGCTGGTATAATAGCAAATCTTCCTGCTCTTGTTACGTTATTTTCATCAAGCTTAACTGCTAAATCAACTAGCTGATCATACGCATTAGCTACTTCTACATCTATTGGTGTAGCTGTAGACCCTACCTTGATGCCTGCATCTTTTACAAAGCTAGCTATGTGCTGGTCTATAACATCACCTATGGCATATGACGCTCTATCCATTGCTTTGTCTACAAGCTTAACGTTAGCCTGTGCTGCATCTATATCATCCACCTTGAAGTTGAAGTACTTAGCCTTGTCTATTACAAGTTCCTGTTGAGTTGATGTTACCTCTTCAGGATCTGCCAGCTTCTTAGGTGCGCCATCTCCAGTTAGGTAATCCTTAATAGCAATTGGACCTATCTGATTAATCTTAACCTTATCTCCCAGCTTCTTAATTTCCCCTTCGTAGTCATGATTAACTACATCTGCGTATACTAACTTCTTATCTAAGTTTGCCTGTAGTCTAGCTGACCACAGCGTTGGTATAAAATTCTTTATTGACATATTCTATTCTCCTTCATTTATAATTTCATGTCTTTTATGGCATCCCAGTTTGCATTGATCTCTGCCATAGACATGCCCCTTAGACTATCTGAAGATATCGTAGTATTCTTGTCAGTAGTCTTGGGTGTTTTTCCTTTTAACCTTTCATTGACTGCATTTTCAACTGCTATATCAAACTTTTCTTTAAATAGCTTGATATTTTCATTTGTGGACTCTGCATTTTCGCCCATTAAAAAAGAGCTAAACTCAACATCAAGCCCTTGTTTACCAAGTTCTTTTACTGTTTCTAGCTCTAGCCTATCTCTATTGAATTGGGCCCTGTCCTGTTCAAATTTAGTCTTTTCTTTTTCAAACTCTGCCTTGGCTCTTTCATCTGCTGACATCTTGGCCAGTTTCTCCGCTTCTGACTTTTCATCTTCAAGCTTTTTCTCGTATTCTTTTTGCCACCTTTCTTCAGCAGTCTTCATAGCCTGGGTAACTCTCTTATCTGATTCAGATTGGATTAACTTCTGTAACTCCTCTTCTGTGTACATCTTACCCTCTGGCTTGTTCTCCTCTGGTGGGTTATTTTCTCCACCATTACCAGCTCCTGTATCCTCTGCCAGTAGCTGTAAATTCATCTTAAGTCCCTTATAGTTATTCTTCATCCCTCTAAGTTACCGTCCTTTCTTTTAAATAAAAATAGACCTTTTAACGACTTGTCTAGGTCGAATTATATTAATTTATAGCGCATAGCCCTTTTAAACCATGCGCCCACATATAGAGCCTCTTTTAAATAAAAAGTCAGCTATCTATATGCTAAATTTATTATCTATAGGAAACCATAGCATATTTACTCAACTTTTCTCAACTTTTTATTTTTTCTTAACTATGCGAAGGAAATAAATTAACCGTACTAAAAAAGCACCCTAACTATTCACAGTTAAAGTGCTTTATGTAACCTTTATTAATTCTTCATGTAATTTTCTTAATCTATTATCCATTACTGTTGTATCTAACATTGGCTCCATTGTTATGGCCAGGTCATAAATTTCATCAACTATAAAACCAACCCTATCATCTTCTTCCAGCTCTGCTGAGTTTGACCCAATAAAGTCTTCCAGGAAGTAATAGAATGGATATTCATCAGATATTTTGTCATACCCATCAGGCACAACAACTTCTTTATCATTAAGATATTCATATATATTATTTTTTAGTTGTAATATCATTTTTTACCCACTTCTTTCTAGGATTACTTAATCCCACCATCACTGTTTTTATATGCGTTATGTTATCTCTATCAAAAACTATTGCGGTTTTATTTGAATAGCTAATGAGATTACCATCTAACTGCCTATAATTCGGTTTACTTTTAGCAAGAGTAACAAAATCTTCTTCACTCATGAAAGTTTTTTTATCTTTATTAGATATTCTGTCATGATATCTTGCAACGCTGTGCTCGTTAAAATCTAGATCGTATTCTCTTGAAAACCTCTTGATAGTCTCTTTACATTTACTCTTAAATTCTTCAGTCCACTCTTTTTTATCTATAGCATTGAAGCTTCTGTATTGGTTTTTTGTTCTCCAATATCCCTTGCTATTATTATACTTCATTTCCTGGTATTTATCAAAGCTTTTAGGCACTTCAACCCCCGCTTTTTTGTACCTTTCTAGTTGTTCCTTGTCACTATGTCTATTTTTCCATTTCTTTTCCTCTATCAGATACTTAGGGTCAGACTCAACATACTTCTTGTGCCACTCTTTATAGTTTAATGACTTATCTACCTTGACTTCGTTATTAAACATGTCTCTGGCTGTTCTGGTGCCTTCCAAAGCTCCAGTATATGGTGCGGTTGTACTTCTGCATCTAGGGTGCATTGGCGGATAATTTACCCCTGCTTGTGCATCCTTAATACTAAATACTTCATGATCTAAATCTCTGCATATATCAGATGTTCTTAAGTCTAGGGTAGCAACATAGATATACTCATCAACACCCATTTCATTATAGGCTTTCAGTGTGCCAAGACTACTAAAATAGGCTTGTTCTGTATGCACTAATGTAGCGGCTGCCTTTTTTGATACATCCATCTTCTTTGCTACACTTTCTATAGCCTGTGTGCAATCAGCCCCTGATATAGCCATCTTCACTATTTCTTCTTCCAAGGCATCTTTTAGCTTGGCCCTATTCTTCCATATTCTTTCGCTGAAGTTCTTCCCTGACCAAGGCTTTTCAAATTCTTTTACTATTTCCCCTATAGTCAGTTTATGAAAATCTTTTACCACTGTTTCACCAGTAGCAACGCCTATATCAAATATAACCCTATGATAGTTAGTCTGCAGAGACTCTTTCATAAGTGATTCTACCGCTTCATGTTGGTAGATATATGTCTTGTCTATTTGCTTTTGGATGTTATAGAATGTTTCTTCAAGGTGACTAATCCTTGACCTAGTGGATAAAGTGTTAAGTTCCAGTTGTATCTCTGGGCTATCTATAAGGTCCATATACTCTTCTAATCCCATTCTAAAACTTTTATACTCACCACCTGTTAGAAGCTTAGTAGCAAGGTCATAATCAAGTTCGTTGTCCTCTGCGTACCTGTAGTATAGTACGGATATTTCTTTTTCAATTTCTTTCAAGCAATTATAGAATGCATCATTAATTGTCTTAACTACTTCATCTGCTGACCTAATATCGGCACGTGATCTTTCAAGGGCCCTTTTAATCCAGTAGTTACTCTTCCTCGGCATCAATATCACCACCTGCATTATCTATATTGGTGAAATCATAACTGCTTGTTATCTCCTCATCCTCTGCCTTTTTCTTTTCTAACTCTTCTTTTGCATTTTCCACAAATGGAAGTTGGTTAAGTAATGTTTCACTACTTAGGTAAGGTGATAGATTCTTAATGGTCTGTGATAGCTCATATATGTTCTGCGGTAGTGTGTTAGCAAATTTGATATTTATATCAGTGAAGAGGTCTATATCTTTTTCTAGTCTTAGGGAATTACATATAAGTTCTATCCTTCGCTGTAGTCCTTTCTTGAATTTCCTTTCCTTGTTGCTTCTTATCTGCTCCATAGCTAGTATCTTATATCTAATTGACACACCACTTAGATTATTACCAAAGCTTTCATCCTGCATATCCGGAGTATATGAAAACTTATGGATATCTCTTCTAACTCTATCCTTGTAATTCTCTACCCATGCATCATTTATTTCCTTGATTAGCCACTTAGCATCACCATCATCATCAAGTAGCATTACCCTGTCTCTCTTAAGCTCATCTATTCGATCTGAGTCTGTACCGGCCATATTTACAAGTATCAAGTATGCATCAGTGAACTGGTCCATATCATTTAGGGTATTTGACTGTGCCTTATTGTAAGCATCTATCAGCGTAATTACCTGCTCAAAATCTCCCTGTTCTTCCTTGTTGTTCACATATTCAACTACTGGTACATCCTTAAATGTATGTGGTGTTATTTGCTCTAAGCTTAAATCAGAATCCTTGCCTTTGTATAGCGTACATACTTCTTTGTCGTATACTTCTGCATATGTTATCTTATCATTGCCCTCATCCACGTCATAATACCTGATAGCAAACTTAATGCTTGGTGATATTGTCATATCATAAATAACAAACATTTGATCTGGTCCAAATTCATTAAATCTTATTCGTGCGTCTTCATCACGATATAAAAGTTCATAAGCCTTGCCTTTTATGCTGCATATCTTGGCAAGTTCTAGATTTTCTTCCTGCTCATCTGAATAATCGAATATAGCCTGCAAGTCCTCAAGCAGTCCATCTTCTTCTTTGCTTGTATAACTTATGGGCTGTCCAACAAAATAACCTACAAGCATATCAGTAATATATCTAGGATATGGATTTACTATTTTGTTATTAGGCTGTCCATCCCTAGATGTATGATCCAATATATCATGCTTACCCTCATAATATTTCTGTAGCTTAATATATCTAATGGACTCCGCCTTATGCTTCTTGATAAACTTTTGTATATCTTCAATACTCAATTCTTCTTTATTGGTCCTATACATATCATCCCCCCTATAGTCCTAACTTAGCCTTGTTCATGGTCTTAAGTCCCTTTGATTTTCTCCAAGGCTCAATGCCATATCTTAAGGCTGCAATTGCATCATCAAAAAATGGAACTGGGTCATCCAGATAAGTGCTTAGCTTATCGTCATACTTCCACTTCCATTGTCCTAACTCTTTTATTAAGTTCACACATGACGGATGTACATATATCCTTCTTTGTTTTATCCAGTCTATCTGCGTGTTGATATATTTTTTATCTGTTGTCTTTTCTTTCTTGACACCTTTGGCTTTATATCCAGCCTTCTGCCAAGTCTTTTTTCTATCTGGTTCTGCTGAATCGCAATACATTACTATTTTTTTATTAAGTTTACCCTCAACATCTTCAATAATTTCTGATGTATCTTTTTCATAGCAATAGTGTTCATTCAGGATATATAAGTCACCGTCCTTATACGCTATTGTAAGGATGGCATTGGCGTGATTATATCCAAAGTCCTGACCTATGCTTAAGTACTCATAATCTGACGTATCTTGGCTTATATTCTTTACTTCCCAGTTATTAAATATAAGTCCACCAACTTCTCCCCACTCACCTAGTCCGTATATCCTATATCCATCAGGATCTCGTTCTTTTCTCATCATCATTCTTTTATGATAAGCTTCGTCTATGAAGCGGTTTTGTAGATAAGTTGACTGGTGTGTAAATACATCCTCATGGATAATATCAAAGTATTTAGCCTTTATCCAGTGCCTAGAGCTTACAGGATTGAATGTAAAGGTCATCTGATAGAATAGGTTAGGATTATCTAGCTGACCCCTTAAACGGTCGTCTAGGATGTCTATATCGGCTTCAGTTAGCTCTGTGGCTTCTTCTACCCATATCCACACTAGCTTACCGGTTTTGAATGTGATTGACTTTACCTTTTCTCGCTGCTTATCGTCCTTCATTCCCCTAAATATTATGGAATTTCCAGTAAGTAAGCATTCAAGCTTTAGTGGTGACTGGGTCACCTTCCACACTCTTTCTGCCTGGTCTCCAAACATTTTATATATGGCACTTTGAAGCTCTGCGAATGTTGAATCTCTGTTTGACTCGTCAACTTTTCTTACTACTAGCAAGTTAGCACCTTTATATCTTATGTCTGACAACTTCTTAATGTAGTCTTGTGCTATGTTGGTAGACTTACCACTACCCGCTGAACCTTTAAGGACCTTATATCTTTTGTGACATTCGTTGACTGGCTTAAATACCTTGTTCCACTGTAACTTTACAGTTCTAGATATCTTCTTCCCCATAGTCATCCTCAAATATCAACTCAACATTACCGGACATATCTACCTTATCGGTCCACATTGAATATCTCTTGCCTAATAATTCTGCAGCCTTTATCCTATCCTTAGCACCAACATCTATATTTGTCTTCTCCTGCCCCCATTCTGCACCTCTTGAAATGAGTGTCTGCTCTGTATGTTCGCCACGCATTACTGAAGTAAGGTACTCCAGTACCTCTTTTTGGTCGGCTATCTTCTCTGAGTCAAGTTTTGCCAGTCTTTCATCTATATATGTTTTAATTCCAACATTTTCCAACAATCTATGGCTTTGCGCTTTCGCATATTTTTCACTGTATCCAGCTAAAATAGCTGCTTCACATTTATTACCGCTGATGATATACTCATCAGCAAATTTCTTTTGTTTTAACGTCAACCCATGGTATATCACCTCACTTTCAATTTATTGTATGAAAAAAGGACCCTATCTAAGCGTCCTTTCCCACAATCCTACTCTAAAATATTTTTTATATCTCGAATATACTTATCTAAAACTTTTTTTTCTATACACTCTATAGATATACCATTTACCTTATCGCTATATTCATCCAAAAGTGATTCTAGTTTTGTGCATAAGCTCGTGTTTGATTCATCATAAACTGCACCTGATATAAACACTGCTGCTAGATATGGATTTCTTTTAAAATTATCTGCCCTAAGTAGTAAAAATTGTTTTTCACTGTCACACTTTCTGTCCCCTAGGGAATTAATACACAACCTCTCCAATAAAATGGCCTCATTTTGTAAGTTTTCCATCGCTGTACCCCCTTTATAAATATAATTATTCTTACTATAATTATATCATAAATTAAAACATTTTACAATTATTCACATAAATCAATTTTTAAATAGAGAAAAAGCACCTTTTCAGATGCTTTAACCCTAAGAATTATTAATTAATTTATAAGTTAAGGAGGTTCTCGTAACTTCCTAAGTTAGTGGTGGAAATAAAAGGTTCTTGCCCTAGAGATTATATGAAACTACTTACTGACTAACCTTTATACTTCCACATTAACATAATAACATATGTTCAAGTGCGATTAAATGCGGACTTTTTAAGAATTACACTTTCTAAATGATTCTAGTGCATTCCCATGTAATTCAAATAACCTTCTTTTACTGTAGCCCATTTCTTCTGCCATCTTGTCCCACTCCATACATAAGATATACCTATTAAATAGCAGTGATTGATATATTTCTGAATATTTACTATCGGCTATCTTATATATCTTATCTGATATCTCCACCTTTAACCTTAGTTTATTAATAAGCATATCGTACAATTTCGACTTGTTATCTACTATCATGCACATTATACTCTCTGTGGATGCTCTTCCACTAGTCTGAACTCGTTCTTCATAATTAATGGCTCCACCTTCTGCAAGTGCGTTTAATTCCTCTATCTCCATTTCTAGGGCCTTAATATTAAGGTCTATCTTGTACACTTGCTTTAGGTATTCTTTTGCATCTAGTTCCATGCTATCACCTATACCCTATCTATATTACTTAGCTTAATATGCCTGCATACTGGTTGACCTGTTTCACTATCTTTTATGTGGATCAAGTTCCTATTCCTTGGCAGTGTTTCGATAAATCCATGCTTGGTCCTAAAATATAAACCGTAGTCATTCATATATAGGTATTTGCCTTGCTTCCATTTCCTTAGTCCGATATTCTTGAATGAGTAGTCCTTGTTAGGTGTTAAGTCATTAAAATCTTTTAGCCTTTCATTTCTATTGTTAGTCTTGGCCCTTTGTATCATTCTTTCCCTATATGCTACCTTCTTAGGGTCTACTTTCTTGATATTTATATCAACTTCAACATTCTTAATTTGTCCCTGCCTTATCATTCCCCTTCTAACTTCAATAGCCTTCTTACTTCTTGTTTGTCCGAATTTCTTTTCAAACTCTTCAAGTAATGTATAGTTATCAACAGTTAGATGTTGTGTTAGGAACTCGTCCTCTTCTTCGGTCCATGCAGCCTTGACCTTCCTTTTTCTTCTCCAACAGTCTTCTATGTTGTATTTCCTTATAAGTTGCATTCTCTTTTCTCTAAAAGCTGGATACGTCCTTAGGTTTTCAAACTCTATAGAGAACTTCTCAAATAGGTCATCAGGCTTATCCTTGATGTTATCTAATAAATATTGTAACTCTTCTTCACTCCATCTTTTATTGTTCATGTTGTCCCCCTATCTTTTCCATAGGTCTTTTATTTCAATCTGCTTGTATTCATCTTTTGATACGCTGTACCTAAGATAGTCCCCGTGATTATCTTCGACCACTATATAGTAAGCTTCATCAAATCTCTCACCATTTTCTATCTTTTCTGGAACATGTTCCTTTTCAATGACCTTTCCAACATATAATCTATCTTGTTCTTGCTGGATAATCCTACCTGTGTGAGCCCCAGCTAAGAATATGCTGCATAAAACAACTACAACTATTGCGGTGTAGTATATCTTCTTGGGCAATTTCCTATAATCCAAATAACTCATATTATTTGCCCTCACTTTCCAAAGCCTCAATGGCAAAGTCTAAATTCTTCCTAGCTTTCTTCAGGTCCTCAAGACCGTTTTTCTTTTCCCACCTAAAGATATATTTCATAGCATTCCCACAAGCCCAGTGTACATAACCTTTAGTACCTAAGACTGATTTTAGAACGTCCTTAGACTCTATATCTAATCCATCTAGCTTATAGTGTGCTGGACTATTGACCATGTCAGGCATTTCACCCGCTATACACGGCGCCACCGCTTCATTCTTAATCTGTTCTTCTAATTCATTTCTTATCATACTTAACCCCATATCTATTTACACCTCTATTTTCCCTGTCATTAAATCACTTAAAAGTTTATCCCTTAATTCTGCCAAATATCTATTTTCTTGGATATTTAAATAATATATAAACTCTTTCCAGCTATTTAATATCATCATCAAAATAGAATTAACACTTTCACTACTTTTGTTTTCAAACATAAGCTGATTTTTATTTTTTGTGAATGTTATATAGTTTTCCTTTTTGATCTCACATCCCACCTGCTCCGGAAGTACTATGTCATTTTTTTGCTTAAAAAGCTCAACATCAAAACCTAGGCTTCTGGCTAAATTTTCATTTATGCTTAGCTTTAGTGAGTTTTTATCATCCCTAATACGGTTTAAATCATTGACTATATCTTCATACTCTCTATACCTTACTTCTGCTTCAGATTGAATATAAACCCTAGGTCTTAATTCGTATCCACTAGACTTAATATTGTTAATTTCAACCTGTGTGGCATTTTCATTTATTGTTAAGTCTTTTATCCATGAAAGAATATCTTGTATTTGTTCTGTGCTATATGATTTAACCGTTTTCTTATACACCCTATTGGTATGTGCTTTTCCCCCGAACTGTCCTCGCTGCTCTCTTATTTCCTCCACATATGTATCGCTCATATCTATCATCTCAACTTTTGTGGTTTGTTTTTTCTTGTTGAGAGTCAACATACATGTGGGTATACTTGTTGATTCAAACATGTTATTAGGATTAAGTATCACCGATTCAATTATATTCGTATCTATTAAATTCTTTATAATATTAACTTCATCCATATTGGTGGAACTTAATACATTGTTAGGTAATATAAAGCTTGCTTTTTCGCTTACCATATCAAGAGCTGTTAGGATGAATGCAAAATTTGCATTACTTTTAGGTGGTACTCCATAAAATATAAATCTAGGGTCCATTGCCCCAAATAGTGATCCATCCCATTTTAAATTATATGGTGGGTTGCATATGCATGTATCTGCCTTATATTGACATGCGTTTACCTTATTTAACTTCCCGTGTATATCACCTTTGCTCACGTGATATATTTCTTCGTTAAAGCTATTATTCAGGCTATCTTTACGAATAACATATGCATCAATATTTCTTACCATTAAATTGAATAGCAGCAAAGGTATTACATTGTTATCAATTTCTATGCAGATAAATTTAAGCTTTCTGTTACTATTCCATTTTTGGATGGTTAAAGCCCCACTACCTGCGCATAAATCTAGTACCACCTCTTCATTATCTGTTTCACTCAATTTGCCAACCAATTCTGCTAAACACTTAGGTGTATAATCTTGCTTCTTTCCCTCTCTATCAGCTAAATAGTATTGCCAAATTTTTTGAAGCAAATCTTCTTCGACATTTCCTGATACTATATCTAGGTATTTGTCCATATAATCGGTTTTATTATTTATAACCACATCAAAAATTGATTCAGGCAATCCCTCTGCCTGTGTATTAAATAATTCTAGTATTTTTTCTGTTAATTCTTTTAACTCCACTCATTACCACCTCTCTATCACTAGAATGGTACATCGTCATCATCTATCGCACTAAACTCTGGTTGAGTAATTTTTCATTATTTCATTAATCCATTTTTTCTATTATTTTTGTGTTAACATCAATGTATAACTTTTCACAGTCAAAAAGTTCCTCTTTCAATAACTCAATAAGCATTCCATTAAAATGGTCTGCTGCTTCATCAAGAGTAAGATTTTTCTCTTTCATTCTCTGATTAAACTTCTCTAACTGTTCACCTTCAATGGTAAATTTTATATTTGCTTTCATTGTCACTAATTTGTATTCTTTATTTTTCATATTTTTTCTCCTTTTCATTCGGAAATAATTTGGTCCACACAACTACCCCCCCTAGAACGGAACGTCATCATCATCTACTGCAGCAAACTCTGTCGGTGATTCTGGTGGCTCCTCATTCATTTCTACACCTCTCTAATCAAATAAAACCGATAAGAATACTAACATCCAAGCTAATCCCCATCCTATATAAATATAACTGTCATTTCTCATGTTATTCTCCTTATATCATAAGCAACTCATGTTGCCCCCTATCTATAATATCCTTTTGTGTTATATGAACATTTTTTCTAATGCTGTTTTTTTGACACTTTTCCAGGCACTTATCATTTGTTTTTCGCTTTCTGTCCAAGCATCCAACAAATTAAGCTTATTTACTATTTCGTTTTGCCTATCTATATCTGTGATAATATCAATCTCCATCTCTTTTAAATCTAAAATCGAAACATTGATATTTTGGATATATTTGGTTAGCCACATTTCATGAACAGATAATATTGCATAATATAAATATTTACTGTTATATCTTCCATCAAATTCCACTGCAGCATATTTATCTTCAATTTCTCCATCTTCTTCTAAATAATGTACATCCCCACCTCTAGTTGCGCTCACTCCTATATATACAGTTCCAGACCTATATATTTGTCCTTTTTTTACTCTATCAACATTTGCTAAATTCTTTAACAACACTTTCAAGCATATTCACCTCCACTTTTTGAGAATCATTCAAAAACTCAACAGCCTTATTTAACTCATGCTGCACTTCATCGCTATTACCACATAGCTCTTTCATCATAGATATAAATTCTCCCTGAGTTTTAACTATGTCTGTCTGTATTGCCAATAAATCGGCCATTGCAACGTCCAAGGGCTCACATTCTTCTTTCTCAAATGTATCTACATATCTTGGAATGTTCAGATTAAAATCATTTTTCTTAATCTCTTCATAACTTGCAATATGCGAATATTTTTCAACTTCAAATTTATTTTTGTAAACCGAATCAATTTTATCAATGTGTTTTTCTTCTAGCTTGTTGAATTTATTAATCTTAACAAATTCCCTGCTTGCATCAATAAATAATACATTTTTGTCCTTGCGATTTTTCCTAAAAATGATTAAGCAAACCGGTATTCCTGTATTTTGGAACATTGAATCAGGTAGTCCAATCACAGCTTCAATATATCCTTTTTCCAATAACCACTTCCTTATTTCGCCTTCTGCATTCCCTCTAAATAGAACTCCATGTGGTAAGACCATCACCATAACACCATCATCGCTAAGGTTTTCCAAGCCTCTAATTATGAATGCATAATCTGCTTTTGATTTTGGTGGTGCCTTCAATTCATCTATTAGCGAAACTGGACTCCAATTCTGTGAATAGGGTGGATTTGAAATAATAACGTCAAACTTGCGTTCAATGTTTGGTGGCGACCCCACTTCTAACACCTGGAAGCATTCCCCTGTTAATACATCCATTTGCCTTACCGTTGCATTTGCTTTTCTTATTATCAGGTTTAATAACAAAAATGCAGTAGCTCTCTTGGAGTATTCCCTGAATTCCATTATCCTTTCATTGCTATTGCCATCTATCAACCAAGGAATAGACAAGCTTCCAGTTCCTGCACAAAGATCTAGTACAAGTCCATCTCTTTTGACCAACTTGTATATAAGCTTACTTATTTCGCCTGGTGTATAGTCCTGCTTTAAGGCCTTTCTGTCACTGTGTTCAGTCTGAAAATATTCTAAAAACAAATCGCTATCCTTGTCGTTAAGATCTATCCCTTCAGATAATTCATTAGCTATATTCTCTAGTTTTTGTCTATTATTTATATATAAATCTATAATTTTATCAGGAAGTTCAAACCCTTCTTTACATTCAAATAATCGATATAATATTTCTGAATTAATCATTGTTCACCTGATCCTTAGAATGGCACATCGTCATCATCTACAGCACTAAACTCGGCCGGTGCCTCCTGCGGTGTTTGTTCGCCCTGTTCACCCTTTGACTTACTCTCTAGTGCTTGTATATTTCTACCTGCTACCTTTGTAAATGTCCTTTTTTCGCCATCCGGTGTTTCATACCTATCAACCCTGATAGACCCCTGAACTCCTACTAGCCTGCCTTTGGTTATGTAGTTAGCTACAAACTCTGCAGGCTTGCCCATAATCTCTACTGGTATGAAGTCTGTAGTAATTGACCCATCTTTATTTTTATAATCTCTATCAATAGCCATTGTAAATGTGGCTACTGCTGTTCCTGACACTGGTATATATCTAAGTTCAGGATCCTTGGTTAATCTTCCAACTATAACAACATTATTCATTTGTATCCTCATCTTTCTTAACCATTTTAATATATCGCTCACCCATTATATTTTGTCTTCCACAATTATCACAATCAATAGCATCATAATATGTGTTTCCACTAAACAAAGTAGTCATAGTTGTGTCAATTACAATATAGTGGTTTTTTAAAGATAAATTAAGTTCTTTATCGCAAAAAGAACAGCATTTCTTCTTGAAGTTATTATTCATTACTTTCCTCCATCTAGTTAATTAATGTCATAATCTTCCCACATACCTATTTGTATGCTCTTATCTACTTCCTTGCCATTTCTTCTCATATCATCCCATTGCTCTTCTGTGGCTTTTTCATCACAAACCCACTCGGATAGCAATATTTCTTTTGCATCACAATCTATATCCTCTATACCTGTTAGCTTTATTTCTTGCAACACTATATGTATGCCGTACTCTATGCCATCATAGTCTGCATACGCTTCTTCTATTTCTTCCTTAAAATCTGCCAGTTGTTGCAATGCTTCTTCCTTACTTGTATAGAATTGATTATTTAATGTTAAATTATCCTGCCAGTCTATTCTAGACTCTAACCTATATATGCTATCTACTTTCATTTTTTACCTCTCTTCTTCAAATCGCTTGTCTAAATCAACGATAGAGTAGCCAATCTTAAACCTCCAGCCATCAGTCCTGTTTTCTTCCTCTCTTTGATGCTTTAATTGTTTTTCCCACTCAATAATCTTTTTATATTTACTTGGATAGTATTTTTTTAGTTTTCTTAATGCACTTAATGACTGTAAAGGACAGCACCAACAGCCCAACCTGTCAAACTTATCATATAATCCATTAAAATTAAATCCTTTAGAGTAGCAATAATCAAGAGCCATTTTTTCAGTTATCTTTTTATCTACTAATGGATATTTTTTATCTTTCACCCTCTTAATCTCATCATAAGCTATCCCTACATACTCAACAATGTTATAGTCTTTGTATTTTTTTAAATATTTTTTTATCACTTCTTCTTTTAACCTATTAGTACACCAACGTATTCTTATGCTTGGGAATCCATATCCTTTACACCCTTTATTTTTTCCTTTTACAAGTTCATGCTCCAATAACCAATATTCAAAACCTCTATCTGGCTTTAAAATTGTTATTTTTCGACCAATATATTTTTCTACTTGCCCAATATGACTATACAACTCTTCAAATTCTAATCCTGTATCACAAAATATTATTTCATCTATAGGCATACTATTTTCTACCATCATTAAGAGCATTGCTGTACTATCCTTCCCGCCGCTAAACATAACTATATGCTTAGTTCTCATGTTATCTTCATTCATGTTTTATACTCCCTTCGGTGGCCTGTGCAATTATTCAGTAACCTTAAACCAGTATTTTTTAAGTCTATATTTACCTATTTCATTAATTACTTTCTGTGCTATTTCTTCTGATTCAAAACAAGGTATACTAGCATTAAATGCCCAAAGAATACTAATGCGAATTGATTCACGGTCGTAAAAATATAAGCAGTAGTTGTTCCCACCGTTCTTAAATGGTCTACTATACTTCCTCATAATAGCCTCTATCTTTCGTCTCTCAACTTCAAATTCAGCTTCTTCTCTTGTTAAAAAAGCATTCCCTAAACTTCTAATTCTTGCATCATAAAAGCTATCAAAGTAAGTTGTTTCAATATCTCCGTCTTCAGTTATGTAATAATATTTTTCTATTCTATTTACAGTATCTAAATCCCATATACTCTTAGGCTTCTGCTCTGCCTCTGCCTCTGCTTTTTGGGCTATCAGTTCTTTTATTTCGTCCCAATTGTCATCTACTAGTTTTCTTATATCATTGTTCATATTTTTCACTCCTTATCGGTAATCAACCATTAGTTGACTGCCACTTTATTTAATTTTGTAAAAACTTATTTATAAAGTACACTTGACCCTTGCCAGTTACTTTAGTAGTCTTAGTCAACCTTACTGACCCATCAGGATTTAAATGCGTTCTTTCCTTAACCTCAAATAGTTCTAAGTCCATAGCTCTCTGCGTTGGCATGTTGTAACTTTCACCATTTCTACTTATTAGGTATCCATTAGCTCTTAACCACTCAAATAATCTATTCTGTCCTATATCATAGCCATTTTGTTTGATTAGCTTAGCTAAGTCCCCTATTAGTATTGTCTGCCTGCTACTAGCCACGCTATCAGCAAATAATACCTTAGGTTGATTAGCTTGGTTAATAATTTCAAGTTGTTCCCTTGCCTGTCTTTCTTCTTTCAGTTGTGTTGCTACCTGAATTAGTAAATCAGGGTTATTTAAAAGTTCATCCGTGGCATACATCCCAGTCTTGCGGATATCCGGTAATACTTTACTGGTCACCCACTTCTTGAACTTCTTAGCCTTATCAAGCTTGCTTCCCATAATTAGGCTATACATTCCTGACTCATTAATTAGCCAGCCACCTCTCTGCCCCAAACTCGATAACGAATCGTTATTGAGTTTGTCCTCAGGATCTACATGGTCTGTTAAGGCTTTACTAGGGTTAGAATAACCTAATGCACAAGCTATGTCCTTACCCACAAAATAAGGCTCGTTATTTACCATAACAGTCCTTATTAGCCCAAATTCAAGGCTGTTAAACTGTTTGTAGTTACCCATTCTACCAATCCTCTCTTCCTAATAACTCATATCCTAATACTCTGCCAGTTACTGGCAAATCACCACTATAGGTTAAATCATCTCCAACGCTTTGATTAAATATCTGCTTACAACTGCTTAGCATATCAATGGTATATTTAATCTCTTTAACATATAATTCTCCATCGCAGAATAATGCCCATTGAACTTTAAAGCCTATATTCTCATCTATGCAGTCGTCTATAAAATTTAATAGTTTTTCCTTTTCCGTCATCTTTATCACCAGTCATATTTTACTTTTTTCTTTAGTCCCTTTTTATTCTTCCAATTTCTCATGGATCCATCACAGGCATAGGCCCTTGACTCAACATTCACATGTCTTTTGTTCCTGATGGCTTCCCTTTCATCATTAAATGCCATGTACTTATTGCATTTGTCATGGCATCCTGGTTGTCTATCCGTGCAGCCTTTACATGGTGCTTTCATATTCCCACACCTCTTCAATGTATATCTCTACTCTTGGATTATGCTTGTCATATAAGACCCTAGATCCATCATGGGAAGCTACAATATTTTTGTTATCATCCTCAAGAACGCCTGCATCTACCAATATGTCGCATGTTGCTTCAAGTAGATTAACAAGGTCTACCCTGTGACGTGTTGGCATGAAATATAAGCATCTAAGATTTATTGCCCTATTTATCTTCTGCCTATAGTTTCCTGATATCTGCCTCAAACAGTCTTTCCTATAGTCAACATAGGCCTTAGATGGTAATATTCTAGGTCTATTCCCCATCATTACCAGTCTTTGGCTGTTCTTTTTGGTGATAGGCCTGCCATATATGAATATGGTCATTATTTTGCCGTGCTTATTCATTCTGCCACCTTTCCAGTCTTTTATTCGCCCCCTTGGAAATTAGCATATATTCTTCTGCCATCTCCATTAGTCTGCTTGCTATCCCCTCATCTATCTCAATTAATTTGCTTGGTCCTAACTCTGATGTGACTATTACCGGCATGTCGGCCAGATATCTTGAATTTATAATCTCGAATAGGATATTTATATCTGACTCTGTGACCCTACCCTTGTATAGATCGTCGATATATAGGACCTCTGCCCTTTTGACTGATTCTATCAACTCCTGGTATTCTTCCCTATCGGTTATAGACTGCTTAATCTGAGTCATAAAGCCCCTGTAGTCTATGTATTTGACTTCAACACCCTTGGCCAGCAGATTATTAGCTATCGCCATTGCTAAGTGAGTCTTCCCACTTCCCACTTGCCCTAATATCATCAGGCTTTTAGTTCCTGCGTAGGCTTTAGACTTAACATAGTCTATACAAGCGTTCTTGATATCCTTGTTGGTTTGAGTTTCCACAAAATTGCCAAAGTTTTTAGACTTGAACTTATCAAGAATCCCTGATCTAGATAAGGCCCTTTCATGATCTCTTGCAGCCTTGCATGTGCATTCAACCATCACTTCTACACCATCAATGATTTTTGGAATATATTCCAGGTCTTCACACTCAGGGCATTTATAAGTCTTTATCTCCAAAGTCGTAGTTGCCCCACTTGTCTGCTTTGCCTGCAGTTCCCTCATTCGCTTGGCCCAGTCTATTCGATTCAATAGTCTCACCACCTTCCAGGTCTAGATAGTCATATATACCAGTCCTAAAGAAGGTATCACCTTGCTTATACCTCAACTCCTTAAATCCTGATGCCTTCTGCTTCTCAACATCTGCCTTGTAGGTCGCTATTGCATTGAGTACCTGTTGCTCTGTATAGCCTTTTAGCAGTTTTTCAATGCTCTTCATAGCGTGGATCTTACCTTTCTTCACCGGATAGGCTGCCCATATTCTTCCCTGTGTTTCAGATTTGAGTTCTGCATGTGCATCAGCAGATGCAGTATATATATTATCTTTACTTTTCTTTTCTTTACTTTTCTTTTCTTTGTATAAATTCGTATTACGCTTATCATACGTTCGTATTACGTTCGTATTACGTTCGTATTCATCATCATTTCTTTTATTTTTTTCTTTGTCCCATCTTTTACTGATAGATTCCTGTGCTTTCAACCTTTTCAGGTCTTTAATATTCATTCGTTCCATGAAGCTTTTAGAGTAAAAAACATCATCATCAACTATAAACAAATCATAATCATTGATTACTTTTTTAACCTTTTCTTCATCAACACGAAGATCATATGCAATCATCATATAATCATTTTTGCTTATATAATCATCTTCTTCACGTAGCCTTTCAAGAATCATGAAATATATCGCGTATCCCTCGGCCCCTAAATCCATTCTTACTTTTAATAACTTATCTGAATTTCTTGCGTTGCTATCATGTGAGAAGTATGATTTATTAGTTTTCAACTGCCTCACCTCTCTAATTTATTAATGGCTAGTTTTACCGCCTCTTCTATCGTCATTATTTCGCCCCCTTTACTGGCGCATTCTCTATCCCTGCTATAAGTTCGTCATACTCTGCCATAGTCAATTCTTTGGCACTATTCTTGCCCTTCTTGTGAATTGACTTGTCAATATCTGCCTTACTATATCCCTTACTGCCACCTATTGCGTATAGCCTTGATAGTTGGCTTTCAGTAACTAGCTTGTCAGCCTTACTTGACCCTGTACCAGGTTTTGATGTTTGCTTATTTGCATTTTCTCTTGTTTGCTTTTGATACTCGTCTGTGTCAGGATCCTTTGTATCATCTATCAGGAATAGACCATTTAAGGCATATTTCCTAGCGTATGATGAACTTGTTCCGGTTACCTGCGCTCCGTCCATTCCCTTTTTTGATTCTTCTTCTCTGGCAAAGGCACAATTTGTTATGTGAGTTTCGCCATCTGATACAGTGCATGTCGCCCTGATGTAATATCTATCTCCCACCTGTTCCAATGTATCACTTATCATAAGGAATAACCCATGCTTGGCTAGTATAGGTTTTAAGGCCTCAAGGATATCTTCACAACACCTGTAGTTGTACTTGCCAAAGCTATTATATTGCCCTTTTGGTGCTTTTAGTTCCCCTTGCACCTTGGTTAATTTTTCGTATATAGTCATTGCCCTACTCCTTTTTTGTCTTAGGCATTACTAGACTATCTTCAAATAACAGATGCGCTCCTGGTATTTCTTGGCCATCTTTTATGGCCTTCTTTATTGCCGTTTTATCTTCCTTAACCTCAACCTTTGTGACTCTGTATTCTTCGGGTATTTTCGTTAAGTCATCAACGATCACCTTGCCAGTACCTTTTCTAACTGTCATGTTTCCTAAGTGCGTTTCAATTTTCTTCACTTCCATAGCCTGCATGCACTCAAGTGCATATTTCTTAATGCTGTCTATCCTTGCCTGCTTTTTTGTCTTAAGGTCAGCTAGCCTTTTTCTTTCAGCCTCAATATTCTCTATCATCATTTCATTAGCCCTTACTACTGCTATCAGACCTTCTGACTTGCTCTGTATAAGCTTTTCTACAGTTGCCTTAATCTCTTTTACCTCTTCCGTTGCTTCGTCGTCTCCTGCCTCTTCTAGCCTGTCTAGTAAGTTTTCTAATTCCTTTATATCTTGTCCTAATTCATAAAGTGTGCTCATATTTACCCCCTGTTTCTTAAAATGGACCACGATCCATTGTTAATATCTCTTGCTCTAAATTATATTTATCTTTTTTTAACTGCTTGTTTTCATCTTCAAGAACTTTGCACTTTTCTTCAAACACATCTACTTTAAACTCAAGTAAGCTGATATGCCTGCTCTTTTCCCTGACAAGTTCTTCAAGCAGTTCTTCGGTGCTTTTCATTTCGTCCCCCTTGTGATATAATTAAATTGGTTTTTTTGATTAGTCGGCTATTTTAGTCGGCTTTTCATTTATAATCATCAAGCTTTACATCTTTGATATATAAAATTTCAAGATCACCTTTTTTAACACTGTGCCTAATATGTGTTGGCCGAATTGACACAACGACCGATTCATATGCGTTTAGGTAGTTTTTTAAAGCCTTATCTTCATATGCCTGAACAGTGATTTTAGACTTATACCCAGTCCACAAATCAACACTGAATACCCCTATTGACTTAAAATACTTCATTGTGTTTGCCAGTGATTCAATGTTTTTATTAAATTCGTCAACATCTATAGTATTTCTATCCTCAACCCCTTCAAGGTCAAGGTTTAATTCTCTAATCTTCTTCACTTCTAACATCTCCTACATCTTCAAATTTAATTGCATCTAGCAACTCAATACATTCTTTTAGGCTCTTCTTCGTAAAATCTACTGCTTTTCGAACAAGCCCAGTGTCGTCACCACCTTGTGCCATCAGTAGCATAATTGGAATGCCAGTTTGTGTGATACTCTCAAGCGATCCAGCAACACCAGCTAGAATGGACGAGATATCACCTTCATCCACTAATTTCTTATTTAATTCTTCATTGATTTTATTAATGTTATTTGCGATTTTATTAATGTTATTTGCTATTTTCATTTTTAAACCCCCTTAGGTCTTATATATTTTGCCACTTACACCAAGCCATCTTGATGTACTCAAGCCCTATCAGTAGAGCGTATCCTATAGCCCCTAGAAAGTCATCTACACTCCTCAAATTAATCACCTCTCACTTATCCCATATCTTTCATAAAAATACTCTCTAGGCACTCTAGCCTGCACAGTCCTATACCCTTTGGCCTGTAATTCTGCGTTTAGCTCTCGTATTATCTTGTAGCCGGTACATATCTTCCGGTCTAATATGGAACTAATTTCATCAGCTTTAATATAATAATCTTTCACTTTAAAACCCCCTTAACACATCCCTTATTTTTCATCCTATGCTATAATCTAAATATCAGCACTGCTGAAATCTATAGAAAGGAGAATTTTTTTATGGCTAATACAAAGCAAACTAGCAAGAAAGTTGCTTCAACAGCCAGCAAAATACTAAAAGATGGTAGATACAGCTCATCATCTAAATCAGTAGCTGGCAGTGCATTGTCACAAACTAAATCCTCTAAGAAGAGTAAATAGCTACTCTAAATAAAGAGGTTCGGCAGTTAATACAAAATCTGTATTAATCAATATGATTTTCCCTTCCTCTTTTATTCGCAACATTTCTCCGAGGTGGGGGAATTCATATCTGTCGATAATATCAACATTTTCAAAAATTTCTCCCGTTGCTAAGCATAGTTTTTTTAATTTCAGTTTCATCACCCCCTTATGGTTAGTTTATACGGTTTTCCGTTATTTGATTTTAAAAAAAATCTCATCAGCTTCTGGAATTGTACATCCAAAAAGTTCACATGCCCTAGATATTTCTATCTGATTAAATGGTACTTTATTGGCTAGTCTCTGGGATAAACTAGTGTTGGATATTCCTATAGCTTTAGCAAAATTTTCTTGAGTACCGCATTTTTCTTTTATCAGTCCTCTTAATTTGTTGTAATCATATCTAACTGTCAATTTAATCACCCCTTTCTCTTATACGGTTTTCCGTTTAATTATATATTACACTACATTTTTGCACATGTCAACAGTTTTCTGTATTTTTTATTTTTTTATCTTTACTTTTTATACGGAATACTGTATAATCCATATTAAGAAAGGAAGTGATTATATGATAGAAACTTTTCATACAAGATTTAAGAAAGTTTTAGACGAAAGTGGCATAACCCAGACTGAACTTTCCAAGTTGACTGGTATTCGTGCATCATCTATTTCTGATTACTATAATGGTAAGTACACACCTAAACAGGACAAAGTAACCTTAATTGCTAATGTTTTAAATGTTAGTCCTTCATGGTTATACTGTACTACGAACGAAAAACCAAAAGAAAATAGACCTCTTCCTGAAAACCTTAAACCCATAACTAAGGTTAATAGGATTCCCATTGTAGGGTCTATTGCAGCAGGAAAGCCCATATTGGCTGAGGAGGATATAGAGTCTTACCTTATATTAAATCAAGAATATAAGGCCGATTTTGCACTTAGCATAAGAGGGGATTCAATGATAGATGCTGGTATAAATGATGGAGATTTAGCACTTATAATTAAAGATAGGCCTGTCACAAACGGTGATATATACGCAGTGTTAGTGGATGGTGAGGCTACGCTTAAGAAGGTGTATAAGAATGATGATTACCTTACCTTACAGCCTTGTAATAGTAAGTATGAGCCGTTAGTAGTTAAAGAAGAAGATAATCCATATATTGTAGGTAAGTTATCGGGAATAGTTAGGAAATATTAAAATTTATATACTGCATGAGGAGGTGTTTTCCATGAAAATTGGAATGCGTAAACCTAGCATTAAACGCTCTATAAAGGCTCGCACAACCGGTAGAATGAAAAGAGAAGTTAAAAAAGCTATAATTCCGTGGTATGGTAAAAATGGAATTGGGATATTACGCCCCAAAAAAGCTATGTATAATAAAATATATAGAAAAACCAGTTTTTCATTTTGGGATTTATTAGGTTTGATTGCACAATCTTTTGATAATAATACAACAGAAATAAGTAGCAGAGATGAAAAGATAAAAGAAGAAATAAGTGAGAAGATGAGCAATTTAAACGATACTCTTAACGCTTTAAAAAAAGAATATCAAGAAGACTTAAGTACAACACCAGTAAAGTTGGAATTACATAATAATTCTCCTAATCCAAAATTTCATAGATCTGAACGTGAAAAAAAATTAAAACATGACTTTTTTTGTAAGTACTATCAACAAAATAGTAAATTAGATTCATTAGAAGATAGATTGTTAGAGTTACGCTCAATAGCGATGAAGGAAAAAAATAGGGATAAGAAAATTATTAAACTAAACGAAGCTCTTGAGTGTTATGACAAAATCAGGAAATTTTGTGACTCTGAGGGAGAAGGAGGTAAATTATACTTCGAGGATATGTGGGAACATTGCCATAATTCATCAGACCCAGATTTTAGTTATGGCCATACAATGATAGAATTAAGAAATGAACTTATTAATGAAAGGGAACTCTATATACCACAAATTTTGAATATAATATCAAACAATGCTTCAATTTTACAAAAAGACCTTTACGTACTTGTCCCTTCCATAAATAAATATACTGTCCAAAAACTTTTAAGGGAACTAGAACATGAAGCTAAAATAACAAGAACAAAAAAGAACGGATCTTACACATTGAAAATTAACCAAGAGAAAAAATAAAGAAAAACCCAAATAAAAAGAAGTAGTCTCAATCTTGGCGGATCAACTACTTCTTACGGAGTATCACAGGCCTGTAATAGGTCCTTTTGTGATACCTACATTATATCATGAAAGTAGGTGAATGTGAATGCCTCAATATAAGGAAAAATCAGGCACATGGAGAACTTTGGTATATTACCATGATTACATGGGTAACCTTAAACAAAAACAAAAAAGAGGATTTAAAACTAAGAAAGAAGCAAAAGAATATGAATTGGAATTCCTGTCTAGTTATAAGAATAATATCACCCTTAAACAGGGAATGGAAGAATATTTTACTTATATATCTAGTAGGCTTAGAGAATCAACGGTTAGAAATAAAAAATGGTACTCAAAAAACCTGGAATATATGAACGACCTGGTGCTTCTAGAAATAACCCCAAAAAATATAATGGACTGGCAATCTCATATGATAAGCCTAGGGAAAACTAATAAAACGATTAACCAAAGCACAGAAATATTGTACTCAATATACTCATACAATGGTAAGATGTATAACCATACATACAACCCCGTAAAATCTCTGGATAAGCTCCCAGTAGAGAATAAAAAGATGGACTTTTGGACCGTTGATGAATTCAATACTTTTTTAGGGTATTTAGATGATTTTGAAAAAATAATTGCTTTTAAGATACTCTTTTACACAGGAATTAGATATGGTGAACTATTAGGGCTAACAATTGGTGATATCCATGATAATTATATTGATATAAACAAATCATACGACTACAGAAGTAAAAAATTTTGTGCTACTAAAAACAAACACTCCGTACGGAAAGTATACATACATAAGCGACTAAAAGCAGATATAGATGAGTATATAAAAACCATATATAGGCCAAGGAAAAATGATAGGTTGTTTAATAAAACTACTAATTCGTGGCTACAATCTCAGCTAAAAAGGACATGTAAAAGATACGGATTCCATCATATAAGAATACACGATTTAAGACACTCTCACGCCAGCATGCTTATAAATAATGGTGTTGATGTATTAATTATTAGTGAACGATTAGGCCACATTAACCCCACAACAACATTAAACACCTATTCGCACCTATATAAAAATAGGTCCTCTGAAGCAGTTGACTTCTTGGACCAATTAGAAGAATAA